ATAAGCAACACGCCTTTCTAGTTTTTTGATGCGTATTTCATTATCTCGCTTAAAACGTCAGCGATTTTCTTGATTGATTCCTCCATGACCTCGACTTGAAAAAGTTTCACAAAATCGATAAACGTTGGCAGTGCGTCTGAGTTCACGTAGCAGTATAACCACTTTAATAAACTCAAAAAGTGCAGCTTGGCTTCCTCTGGGTTATGTACCCACTTACTTACTCGTTCTGTGTATTCTGTTAAGTTAACACCTAGCTGCTTTTCAAAGTGTTCCTCCCACTTTAAATGTGCCAACATCGATGCGTCAATTGTTACTGGTAGTTCGCCTCTTTCCACTACTAGCTTCCCGTCGCCGTCATAGTATCTTTCTTTTATAATTGGTAGATTAATTCTCACTTTTAATTCCTCCTATTGTTTTTTTTAGTTTCTACTTATTATGGTAGATTTTTAGCTTTAATTGCTGGCACTGAATTGCCAAATGTTGCGTAGTCAGTGTCTGATGGTTCTGCACTTACTTTAAACACTTTTATTGTGTTTCCGTTTGCGTCTGTGTAGTCGCCAGTTCCAGATGCTGTTTGTAGGTTTGTTCCTAGCACTGTTAGTGCGTGATCATAGCCACTGATTGTTGGATCTGCTTCAGTTTGGGTGTATGATTCACTTGCTTTTCCAGTGATAACGCCTATTAGCCACGTTTTGTATGTTTTGACTACCCCGTCGACTAATCCGTCGACTTCAAAGTATAAAGCGTGCGGGATTGCTTTTTTCGTTTCCACGTCAGCTAGTCCCGATTCGATTTCCATTGCTCTGCCGCATGCGATTTCATAGTCTTTGTTTAATCCTACCACTGATAAAGTTCCCGTCAGTCCCTTATCGTCTGGTAAAGTTCCAATTACTTGCCCGTCGCCGTAGATTCTTTGTTCGTCGTAGTCTGCTTCCAAACTGATCGCTGTTGCGTATGCTAAGTCTGCAACTTCACCCCAGCCGTCAGTTGTTGGCATTGCGTATTTCACATTTTTAATGTTAAATTTTACTAGTTTTGTTTTCGCCATTTTAATTCCTCCTTATAATCGGCTTTTTAAATCTTGAATTAGTTTGCGTTCTATTTCTGGACGTATTGCGTCCCAATTTCTCGATAAAAACCTATAGTGTTTGTGCTGCTGTGTGTTTTCCATCATGTTGATCGCTGGTGGATTTGCTTTTCCGTATTTCCATGTCTTTTCGTTTCCGACGTAGACTTGGTTGTTATAAATTGCTATTACCCACGAGTCTTTAAAGCGTCGATCTGTTGTTGGTCTTGTCCCGTATGGTGAGGCTTGGATCATTCTTTTTTTGACCTCCTCGCCGTATCGTTCGACCGCTTCTTGAATTACCTTATTTGCTTTTCCAGCGTATTGTCTTAGGATTTTATCGACCTCTCGTGTCATGTTTTTTTGTGTTGCTTTTGACACTTTACCACCTACTCTTGATCTGTGGTGTTATCGAGCATTCTTTCCACCACGTAGTTGTGATAGAAAAGTTGCCCACTGAAATCGTAACCTCTTGAGTCTAATTCAAATGTCCACCCATTTTCTAGGAATGATGTATTGATCGCTGTTTGTGTTTCTCGGGTGTTTCTGCTTCTTGAGTAGATTCCGATTACTGCTTTAGCTTTTCTTATTGGATCCATTCCGTCGTAGTAAATTACTGGCTCTGTTTCGTAGATTTCATAGGTTACGTAGGTTTCTTTTTCGCTGGCTGTTTTTGAGGTTACTGAAAATTCCCAAAACATTACCCTTTGTTCTGCAGCTATTTCTTGTTCTTGTTTGTATTGTCCTTTGACTAGCCCAGCTTGGACTAGTGCTGCTTCGATTAATTCGTTTGCTAGTTCGATTGCTTCAGTTACTTTCATTTTACCACCCCTCGTAGACTTCGCCAACGTAGTGCTTGTTGCTTATTTCAAAAGCCCTAAATTTTACCTCAGTTTCATAAAACATGTAATTATCTGGAGAGCTCATTTGGTAAGTCTTACCTTTAAACTCGACGAACATGTCGGGCTTGATCTCTCTTTTGTTGATCACAAATTCTATATCACTGCGGTCTTGTAGTGCGTTTGCTGCGTTTTGTTCGCTTGCACTCAATTGTCTAACGTATGCATTAAGGCTTACGTTTTCTGGGTGGATGTAGTGTTTAATTGTTCCCGTTTCTGTTTCTTGTTCAAAATAAATTTTTATTTTTTTATCTTTGATTCGGTATTTGTAACTACTCATAAATCCACCCGTCGCTTTCGTGATCGACTACGTTTTCTACTTTGTTTATCGCTATGTCTTGTAATCTTTCGACTAGCATTCCGATTCCGATTGTGTAGTCGTGTTCCTTTGAGTAAGCTGTGTTTTCAAAATGAAATTGTTTGACGTACATTTCTGCGAGCTGTTTTGCTAACGGCTCGATTTCCTCCCCCTCTGGAACGTTCGCAAAGTCGTAGCCAGTTGCTTGCTTAATAAACGAGGTAGCGTATTCGCTGTACCTCTTTAATCTGTCGGAGTTGAAATCGGCATCTAAGTATAAAGCCGCCCTTACCTCGTCTATCGTTAGTATTAGTTTTTGCATTTTTCGCTACCTCCTATTTTCGTTTATTTCGCTGTTTTATTGTTTAGGATGTCCTTTTGCTCGTTATTTCGATTAAAAGTCCATTTTGGCTTGGTTTTGTTGGTTTAGTGGTGTTTACGCACCTTTCTTAACTCTTACAAACCCCTCAGCCACTGTTACGTTACCACCGAAGAAGCCGCTTGCTTTGTATGCTATTTGTCCGTTTTTAAACTTGTAATCGTCTGATCTTTGTGCTTCTACTGGTGAGAAAACTGCAACCTCATAGTTGGTTGGAGCTCCGTATGCCATTAAAAAGTTACCAGCTTCTGCTTCTGCAATTCCTTTTAGGTGGCTTGTGATAATGTATGGCACGCCATTGATTGTTCTTGCATTAAAGTCGATGTTATAAACTGGTTTTTTATCTTGTGTTCCTCTAACTTTTGAAAAATCCAAAAGTGTCGCTTTTGATAAAATTAAAACGCCATCAGTTACTTCCTCGTCTGATCCATAAGCTAGGACGATTCTGTTTAGTGTGTTTTCGTCAATTGTAGTGATCTCGATGTCGTTTGCTGCAGTGATCGCTGATGGTGATCCAAAAATACCAGTAAAGTGTCCAGCTCCGCCTTGACCAGCTAGGATTTCTTGGACTAGTTTTCTGCGGATCGCAATTCCTAGATTTCTTTCTACTTCGACTGCGTATGCTTCTGGTGCTAGTTTGATTAATTCCTCTGATACTTCAGTGTAAGCTGTTAATTTTACCTTTGTAATTGTTGCGTATGCAAATGTTGGCTCTGTGTCTGTGTAAAGGACGCCCTCTGCAGTTTCTTTACCTAGTGCGTATTCTTTCACATAGCCTTTTTCGTAAGTTTCGCCGCCGTTTACGTTTGTGATTAGTACTCGGTCTGCTAGTCCGCTTACGCTTTCAAATGCTGGGTTTAATGTTTCGCTTGTGTGTTTTGGTTTTAAGATATCTAAATCAGCAAGTTGGATTGCTCTTTTTTGTTTGTAGGCTTCGCCTCTTTCTTTTAATGCTTCGATTTTTGAATTTTCCATTTCAATTTTTACCTCTTTTCCTCTTTCAAATGATTTTTTAGCTAGTGATCTCATTTCCTCCTCGATTTGTTCTAGCTCCTCTTTTAACTGTTCAGCTTCTGTTATAATCTCATCTAGTTGTTCTGTGGTTGTTTCTGGGTTTTCCACTGCTAGTTCGATTACCTCAATGCGTCCTTTAATTTCAAAGGCTCTTTCTCGCAATTGTTTGTTTGTTCTTTTTTGTTCCACTTTTAATTCCTCCTATTTCTTGTAAAACTTTGTTAAGGCTGCGACTTTGTTTTGTGCTAGTTCCCTTTTCTCTTTGTTTTGCTTGACCGAAGCCTCCACCTCTTTTACTCGGATTGCCTCCGCTTCGCCGAGTCGTCTAGCATAAATTAGCGTATTTTCGTACGCTGGTACTGGCACTGCTGCAACGTCCCAGATCTTAGAAATCTTACGGACGTACCATGTTTTGTTTGCTTCGTCGTAGTCCTCCTCCTCTATGTTAAAAGCAAATGACATTTTATCAATAGCCCCCGCTTTAATCAGCGTGTACAAGTCCCTTGCCTGCTGAATGTCAAACAGTTTAGCCCTCATGAGTAGTC